GATTTTGCAAACAGTCGTGGTTTTGATGTATATGATCCATTGTCATTAACTAATGTACCACAATTAGAAGCAGCCGAATGATATTAAAAACTAGAGACTTAAACTATGGTGTTAGTAGACCGCAAGGCTGGTGGGATGAACACCCTGATGCAGAATATGAGTATCAGAAAATTAAACAGTCTATTTCTAACGAAGGAATTAAAAATCCATTAGTAGTAAGTTGTAATAAAAAACTAGGTTGGGTTGTTGAAGTTGGAAATCAAAGACTTAGAGCAGCTAATGAATTAGGTATAACTGAAGTCAATTGTATATTAGAGGGAGAACATAATGGCTTATAAAGTATGTAAATATCGGCTGAATGCTGATGGAACAATACCAGATTTTTTGCATTTCGGGCATAGCCCAATGGGGATGCATGGAGTTTATGTAGTTGTAGATGCCGATACCGCATCCCCTAGAGATAATGTTATGATCGGCATTGTTAAACATGGTGGTAGCGGTGACTTTACTGAGATTGCTAGTAAAGATGATCTACAAACTTATCTAGCTTCTGTATCAAAAGATTGGACAGATCCAGATCCAACTGATGATGATCCAGATAAGACTAAAGCATTTGATAATGCAGCTCATGCTAAAGTAGTATGGGATGTTTTAGATGCCTGTAACGCTACGTTATAGAAAAGGAAAGTAATATGGCTGTACAATTAACAGAAGAACAAAAAGAATATTATGTATCTAATAATACAGATTTAGAAAATTATCTTATTAGTCAAAATGTTCAAACTAGAGATGAATCAGGAAATCTTACTCAGGCAGCAAAAGATTTTGGGGAAACTCATTATAATGATTACGGTGCAAAAGAGTTGGGTTTAGGTAATCCAAACAGAGCAGGTATTGAAGCTCCACCTCCTCCACCAGAACTTAATCTTAGTGCTAGTGATTTAACTAAAATTAGAGCCACACAAGGTGGTGGTGGTGATTATAGAACTATGAATATCACTCAAGGACCAGACATAGACTATGATCGTATTCAAGGTTTTGTAGGAACTCCTGAAGTTCGTGATGAAGAAGGTAATATTGTCACAGAAGCAACAGGAATATATGCTCAACCTGGAGGTCTTATGTCAGGACAACAGGATCTTATGACTGGTCAACAAACTCTAGGTACTGGTCAAGGTGTTCTTGCAGAAGGTCAAACTACATTAGGTGAAGGTCAAACTGAACTAGCAGCAGGTCAACAGGGGATCATGGGTGGACAACAGGCACTAGGAGAAGGTCAACAAGCTATCGGTGGTGCTATTGGTGTAGCTAGTGAAAACCAACCTCAAACATTATTTGGTGGTCAGATGGCACTAGGCCAAGGTCAAGCAGGTATTACGAGTGGTGTTCAAGGACTAGGTAGAGATCTGACTAATCTAACAGGTAATCTCAGTGACTTTGAGAGCGCACAAAGACAATATCAATTAGCTGCTGAAGGTCAGAGAGCGCAAGGTAGAGAAATAGGTATGACTACTCGTGATCAGTTAGAAGATCAATTAAGAACTGTCGGAGCGCAAACTAATAGAATGGCAGAACAACAGGCACAGGCAAGACAACAAGGTATGATGGCTCCTCAACAAGCACCACAAGTACAACAGGCAAGTCAGGCAGCACAGATTGCAGGTCAAAATCTTAGATCATTTGCACCTCAAGGTGGAGGTATGATGGGTCCAACTGGTCCTGTTGCAGTAGATCCTAGAGATCAAGTCGGATTTGGACCTACAAGAAGTCCAGTTTAATAGGAGTATAAGATGGCAAGAGATCCAAAAGCAGGTGACACTAGAAAAAACCAAGGTAGGTGGGAGATATTTGATCCCGATCTAGGTCAAGCAGGACAATTTAAAACTGTTGGTACAGGAGATTTAGAAAAATATGGTTTAAGTGTACCAGAAAACTATGCTACTGGACCTACTCCAGAAGGTAAGCAAATAACTATAGATCCTAATACTGGACTAAATGTATTTACTGATATACCACCTGATCCTAATGCTCCTCCTCCACCTAAAACACCAGAACAAATAAGAGATGAGCAGTTTAATACCCAGTTAGCTAATTATGTAGATGACCAAGGTAATATTCGTGAAGATTTAATGGGTGGTGATTTTAACTTTACTGCACAACAATTAAGAGATTTAAATGCTCAAGGTAATACTGATCAATTACAGTCTGCTTTAGATAATTTAAAACAGAGACAAACAGATAGAGATATAGGATTTAAAGGTGCATTTGATGATCCTAGTAGAGCTACTGCATTTAGAACTGCTCAAGGTACTAATTTAGGTAACGTAGATGCTTATGGTCAACAAACTGCTCAAGGCCAACAGGCACAAATGGCAGTTAATCCTACATTAATACAGGGAACACTAGACGCACAAGGTTATATGGATGCAAACCAAGATGTTGCACAAGCTGTACAAAGAGGAGACTTTGCATCTGCTCAAGAACATTATGATAAATTTGGTAAATTTGAAGGAAGAACTGCACCTACTACAGGTGGTACAATATTTAAACCTACAATGCAACAAGTACAACCAGAGGAGTTGCTTAATAAACAGAATTATCAACTGGACCCTAGATCCACATTCGCACCTACGCAAACAGTGCAGAATGTACAACAAGCAACTGCTCAACCTAAAACTGGACCTGCTAACTTTACTGCTCAAGAAATGTTTAATCAGGTACAGCAACAGAATATACAAGCAGCACAACAAGCTGATCTAAGAGATTTCGTAACAGCCCAACAAGAACAAGTTGACACTCAATCAACGGTACAAGGTCAGTTAGCATCTCTTACTGCTCAGTTTGATGGTGGTGAAATACCATCATGGGCTGCACCATCTATACGTTTAGCTGAACAGAGACTAGCAGCACGAGGTATGGGTGCATCTACAATGGCAGGAGAAGCTATACTCAATGCTGCTATGGAAGCTGCTACACCTATAGCTGCTGCTGATGCTCAGACATTCGCTGCATTCCAACAAGCTAACTTAAATAACAGACAACAAGCAGAAGTACTAAACTCACAACAGACATTACAACTAGATATACAGAACTTAAACAATGAACAACAGACTAGAGTATTTAATTCTCAGCAAAGAGTACAGGCTCTGTTTAATGATCAGTCTGCTGTTAATTCATCTAAACAGTTTAATGCATCTAGTGAGCAACAGAATGACCAGTTCTTTGCAGGACTGTTTAATGAGACAAGTAAGTTCAATGCACAACAACAGAATGCTATAGCTCAGTTTAATGCTGGACAGACAAATACTATGAACCAGTTTAATGCTAATCTAGAAAACCAGAGAGAGCAGTTTAATACTAAGAATAGTATACTCATAGATCAATCTAATGCTGTATGGCGTAGACAGATTAATACTCAGAATACTGCACTACAGAATGCTGCTAACCAGATGAATGTTATGAATAGGTTTAACATGAGCCAAACTGCACTAAACAATCGTTGGCAACAGTTTAGAGATAATGAGTTCTGGGCTAGAACTACTGCTCGTGACAATGATCAATATGCTAAGAAAGTTGCTTATGCCTCATTTATTTATGGTAAGAATGCAGACGCTGCTTTCTCTAGTAAGGTAGGTGCTTTAGCATTTGATGTTGTATCAGGTCTAGGTCAGGAGTTTGGTGATGACTTAGTAGACGGTGTTAAAAGTTTCTTTAGTGACGGTGATACAGTTGATACCGATCCTTTTGATTTTGATGTTGGTGGTGTAGGTGGTGGTAACGAATTAGATTTATTACTTGATTAGGAGACAATAGATGGCAGTTGATCCAACAAGCATGGCAGTAAAACTTGGTTTTTCAGCACTAGGTAAAATATTTGGTAGTAAAGGTAAAGCTAAAAAAGCAACACCTGAAGATTTTGCAAAACAAAGTCTATCTGCTAGTGGATTTAAAACTAGTTCTATAGGAATGAGCCAACCTAGTACAGGTAGAAGTGCTAAGTCTGCTGCTAGTGCAGAAATGTATGATTATTATCAGATGGTAGCTAAAGCTAAGTTAGTTGCAGATAGACTAGATCCAGAAAAAGGAACACAAGTTGGAGAATACGGTGCTATTAAGCAGGGTTCGATAACGTAGGAGGTAGTAGAGTATGTTAAATGAATTTTTAGGAGATGGACCTATTCCAGGATCTTCTTTTACAGAAGAAGTTGGTACTGCTAAATGGCAGAAACCACCAAGGATAACCTTGCCTACTGAAGCCTTTCAACATTTTATAGATGTATTGGCTAAAGGAGATAACTACGACAGAATAGTATTTTGCATGGATGAAGGATTGCCAATAGAAGGTATTACTAATACTATAGTTAATAACATGACTGCTAGTGGTCTTATTAGTTATGATGTAGCTCTTTTAATAACACCAGAAATAGGTAGAGTATTAGAGGCCGTAGCTAAGAAAGCAGAGATAGACTATGTTATGGCTATTCCTCGTAAGGTAGATACTAGTTTTGTCGAAGCTCAGATCAAAAAGATAGAAGAAGAAGAGGGTCTTACTCCATCTGATTCAGAAGAAGAACCTGAAGAGGAAGAAGTAGAAGATGAGGAAGAACCAGAGCGTAAAGGTTTAATGGGAGCGTAGTATGTCATTTTTCAAAAGAGCAGTAGTAGGAGCATTAGAACGTAGAGAAGAAGTAAGAGATGCTAATCAACTCAAATACGAATCTGATGTAACTACAGGTATAACTAAACTAAATGAAGCTGAAAAAGAAATGAAAAAGAACAATCTAATTGTTCGTAATAGAAAAAAATTAATAGCTCCTATAGGTATAAACGTATTTAACGAAACAGGTAAAGAATTTAGTGAAGCAGTACTTTTGAATGTGTTTATGTCTTCTAAAGGAGATACAGCTTTAGCAACAGATACGTTGCTTAGAATGGCTAAAAATCAAGCTCCTACTCCTACAACTGCTGTAACAGATGGTATGGAAGGTTTTACTCAAGAGTCAACATCTACACGAGACTTGAGTGATATGTCTGGAGATACAACTAAAGCACTACAAGATGCTTCTAGTATGATTAGTACTACAAGTACAAAGTTACCATCACAACAAAAATCAGAGAGAGATTATAAAGAACAAAGATACGGTGGTGGTATTGCTGGTAATATAATGAACACTTTATTAGGTGGAGCATCTGGACCTTCTGTAAGAGATGCGGTAAGAGAACGATATTCCTCTATGTTTAGAACACCTGAAGAAGGTGAACAGGCATATTCTGATGTTATGGATTATATGGAAGAAGTAAGAACTAAAGGAGAAGCATCAACTATTCCTGATTTACCTCCTAATATGTTAGCAGATATTCAAAGACAAAGCCGTAAAGCTAAAAAATATGAAACATTTGAAAAAAATCTTGTAACAGAAGTTCCTAGACAATTAAATGATTTAAAAAATCTAATTATAAATAAAAATCCTGATCGATTACAACAACTAACAGCAACGCTTAATAAGTCTTCCCTAAGTAACAGTAACTTAGCAGGGTTACCAGAAAATATACAAAGACAAGTAAAAGAATTTATGAAAATAAAAGAGGAAACTATGAGGGGTTCTACATCTATTTTTAATAATACAAATGTAAATAGTGCAGTTTCCGCAACACAACAATTTTTAACTACTCCAATAGGTGCAGATGGAAAAACACAAATGGATATTTTTCAGGAAAGAATGATTGGAGGTACAAACAAACGGTCTTCAAAACCTATAACAAATAAATCAAATGCTAAAAAGATAAAGTCTTCTGTTCCTACTGTAGATTTATCTGAAGGAACTAAACTATCTTTTGAACAACTTATGAACTTAGCAAATACAGATGACAGAGAAGCATTTATAAAAAAATACAGAAAAGACGCAAAAACAACAAGAGATCCTAATAGTAATACTTTAGCTCATCTTTACGTTATAGAAGGAAACAGGTATGTTGTTTCTTCTAATTTTGAGAACATTAGAAAAATAAATTAATTAAAGAAAGCATATACACATGAAAAATTCTATGGATAATCTTAGCTATGAAAAACTTTTAGAAAACAAAGAGTTTTTAAATAATACTCGTAATGTATTATACGATAGTTTTGGTGAGGACCATGTTCTAAGTACGGATGAAGAAATTTTAGATGCTTTTTATGAAAATTTTAGAGAGGTAGATACTAACACGGTTGATGCATATCAACTCTGGAGTGCTACAAATGGTGATCTTAACGATGATCAAAAAGAGGAACTAAGACAATCTTACGAAGTATATCGTGCATTGCCTAGTTTTTGGGAAGATGATTCTGCTTCTAATGTTCAAGCATTTTGGGATTACGCTTCTGCTATTTTTACTGATCCTATGACGTATTTAGGGATAGCTACTGGAGGTATTGCAAGTGTTGCGACAAAGGCATCTGCATATGGTGCGGTAAGAGCAGGTTTACAAACATCCTTACAAGTGGGTCGTAAAGCTACTATTAACTCTGCTATGGCAGGTATCGCTACAGATACCGTAGCTAGTGTTTTAACAGATGCTGAAATACAAGGTGTAGAACGAAGAATAAATTATAGAGAAGATGGCTATGACTTTGCTCAAGCAGGATTAGCTGCTGCATCTGCTATTGTTCCAGGAGCAGCTATAGGTCTTGCAGGTAGAGGGTTAAAGGCTTTAAGTAAATCTGATACTATGATGCAAAATGTAGCGGAAGGTAAAAGAATTTATTTAGAAAACTCAGAAGCAGGTAAAGCATTTCTTGATGGTAAAGTAGTCGAAGGTAGTTTTGTTCAAGTCAATGACAAAAATATACTAAAAGGTGATGCAGTAGATCGTATGGCTTATGTAGATAGTATTAATACAGATAAAAATACTTACACTGTTAATGTAGGTTTTGATGAGTTAGGTGATGCTATAACTAAGGAAGTAAATATAGATAAAGTAAAATTAGTTGATCCTTTTGATGCTAAAGTTACTATGAAAATAGAAAGACAAATTCAAGGTGCTGCTAAAGTATATAACACTGAAAGAGCAAAGTTAGGTTACAAAGATTTTCAAAAGGAAATGAAAGAGGTTTTAGAAGCAAGAGGAGTTACTAAAGAAGAACTAGATGAGTTAGATAAAGGTGTTGAGTTTGTTTTATCAGAGTCAGCAGTAAAAAGAGTAAATGGAGCTTTTTTAGATATCATACAAGATTCTGGTATATCCTATAATCCTAATAAAGCAATATCTGTTATGGTAGAAGATGTTTTAGCTAATCAACCTAAAGGTTTTGATGCATCTGAATTTGTAAAAATACTAGATTCTCACGGTGTTAGTAATATAGAGATGTTAGGTGTGATGATGGGTGAAACATTATCAAAAGCCTATAGAGGTACAGTATATAAATCTGCATCTACATTAGGTAAGTTAAGTGGATTAAGTAAAAAAGCTAGGAAGATAGCTATTGAAAAAGAGCTAGATGTAACTTTTGGTGGTAACTTTCAAAAAATTACAAGTGGTATGCGTACAGAAGCAGGATTTAGAGGTATAAAAGACGGTAGGCAATATGCAGAAGAGGTAATAGGAACAACAGAACTTAGCAAAGAAACAGAGGCATATTATACTTCTTTACTTGCAGAACGAAATAACATAGACAAGATGAGTAAAGTATATGGACCTACTGCACATAGAGGTGATCAGTGGAACAGAATGATCAGACTAGGTATGATTGCTCAACCTGCTACAACTTGTCGTAATGTTATGGGTGGGTTAATTAGAAGCCCTATGGATTGCACTACAAGAACTTTTGATAACATAATAACAATGTCTATGGCAAAAATTACAGGAAATACTATTCGTCCTGTTAATCTTTCTGATGGTTTTGAGCATTTAACTTCTTTATTATCTCCTCAAGAGTATAATGAAATGGCTAAGTTAATAATGTCTAAGAAACCTTTAGCTGCTGAGTTAATAAAAGGTCCAGAAGGTTACTTGCAAACTGCCAAAATAGCTCAGACTATGAATGGAGATAAAGGTGGATTTGTAAATAAAGTATTAGGCTATGGATTTGACCCTTTAGAACGTGGTCTAATTCATGCAAACGTACTAAATAGTGTGCAAGACAAATATATGAAGTCTCAATCTTTTATCGTAGGATTAAGACAATCTATGTCAAGAGAAAATTTAGATCTTGATGATTTTATAAAGACAGGTAGAATACAAGATATTGATGATCGTTTTATAGCAGATGGTATGCAATGGGCTATGGAATATAACTACCAAGCTAATATACGAGGTGACAATGCCTTAACTAGATTTGCTGTAGAAACGATAAACAAATTATCTAATGTTCCTTATGTAGGATCTGCACTAGCACCCTTTCCTAAGTTTATGATAAATAGTATGAAGTTTATGTACGAACATTCTCCTGTAGGTTTACCTGAGTCTATTGCAAAAATGAAAAGAGGTTTTGGAAAAGAAGGTAATACATATCTACAACAAGAAGGAATAAAGGCTCTCAGTAGACAGGCAAGTGGGGCATCGTTACTATTGATGGCATATGCTATAAGAACATCTGAACTTGGTGGTGAGCTTTGGCATGATCTTATAGATGATACAGGTAATGCACAAGATATAGGTACTTGGTATCCTCTAGCTCCTGCTTTATGGTTTGCTGATGGTATAGTTCAATTTGGTGAGCAACTAGATGGAAAAAGCGACATGGGAGATTTTAAAGAGGCTTGGCTTTTAGACACCATGAAAGCATTAGGTGGACCATCTAGTAGATCTGGAATATGGAAAGAACTTGATAAAAATTTTCTAGAAGGTATTTTATCAGGAGATGCTAACAGTAAAGAAGAGTTACTAAATGGTATGGGTAGAGCTATGGGAAGTATATTTGGTGCGTTAGCTACGCCACTAAAGTTAGGCTCTGAACTACTAGCAGAAACAAATGCTTTTGGATTTGATGACATGGCTAGATTGCTACACGATGCTAGAAGTAGTCAAGGATTTAAGGCTAACTTTTTAGATTCAATTTTTAAAAATGTTCCTTACGGATACTCAATGTTAAAAAGCCCTTATAGTGGCGTAATAAGACAAAAAGATGGTACATTTATATTTGAAGAAGATGTAGAATATTCTAGAGATATAAAAACAGGACAAACAACCGTACCAAGAGTTAGATATTCTGTTCTTAATCCAGAACCTTTAACCAATATTTCTCCTTTAGGAAAACAATTTTATGGTGGGTTTAGAAAAAGAAGAAGAAACTATATAGAAAAAGAGTTTGAAAGATTAGGACTTGCAGAATGGAGGCTATTTAAAAGAACTAACATTCCTGATTACGACAGAGAACTAGCGATGCTGACAAGTAACTTTGCAGAAAGAATATTAAAGGATGCTATAGTATCTGAAAAGTATTTAAATTATAATGATTCAGGTAAAAAAGATATGATTAAAAGTGTATTAAATGATGCAAAAGGTTACGTTGCTAGAGAATTTAATTCTCTTTTTCATTTAGGATTGTTAGGCACATTAGATAAATTACCTAAAACACCTAGAAATAATGGTGTAAGGTGGATGCAAGAAAATGGCTATCTCCCTCAATATGAAAATGAAAGAGCAGAATATATAAGTAACTTTGACCTTACAAAAGATGAAACTGCTTTATTAGTAGAAGTAACTAAAATATATAAATCTAAAAAAGCTAAGAGTAACATATAATGCAATCACTGGACAGTATATCACTAGACCTCACTAATGCTTTAGTACCACTAATAGCAATATTTCTTAGTTTAGGACTTGGATTCTTTATTAAGGATCTAATAACAAACTTTATTACTGGTATTAGATTTAAATTTGATGGTAGTTTCAATGAGGGTGACAAATGTATTGTAGATGGAGATCGAGCCGTACTAGTTAAAGTAGGCATATACGAGAGTGTATTTGCTATAACTAATGGTCGAGGTCATGTATGGAGATTTGTGCCTAATGAGAGAATTAAGTTTCTCAAGATAGAAAAGATAATAGAGGAGCCTAAAGAATGATTACTATACTAGGATCATTAATTGGATTTGCTGGATCAGCTTTACCTAAAGTGTTTGACATGGTTAATGATTGGCAAGATCGTAAGCATGAATTAGCTATGATGGACAGACAACTAGAAGCATCTAAGCTACAACACGTTCAGAAGATTGAAGCACTAAATATAGAAGCTGATATTAGTGAAACTAAGGCAATATACAGACACGATCAGTCATTAAAGACTACAGGATTTATGTCTGCTCTAAGGGCATCAGTAAGACCAATAATAACATATCTATTCTTTACTTTATTTGCAGTAATAAAAGGTACAGCTATGTATGGTTTAATCTATACAGATGGAGTTGTATGGGAAATGGCTATCCAAACACTGTGGGATGAAGAAACTCAGGGAATATTTGCTGCTATTATATCATTCTGGTTTGGAAGTAGAGCCTTACAAAGATCTAGGAGTAGTTCGTAATGACAATTAAAAAAGGTAAAGAGACATTCTCTGGATACAATAAACCAAAGAGAACACCAAGTCATCCTAAAAAATCTCATGCCGTACTAGCTAAAGAAGGTACTAAGGTAAGGCTAATACGGTTTGGTCAGCAAGGAGTTAAAACTGCTGGTAAGCCAAAGAAAGGAGAATCTTCAAGACAAACAGCTAGAAGAAAATCATTTAAAGCTAGACATGGTAGAAATATAGCCAAGGGTAAAATGTCAGCAGCGTATTGGGCTAACAAAGTAAAATGGTAAGGGAGGTATGTAGTGAGTAAACCTATGTTTGATTCTACAGGGTCATTGATAAAGGATGAAGGTGAAAAAGTATTAATTGAAGATGATTGGATTAAAGTAAAACCAGTAGATAAAGAAAAGTTAAATAGTATGCAAGACAGATATCTAAAAAATAAAGAGTTCTGGAGAAACAGACAATGATCAGTGGAAAAGTATTTTATGGGGGAGCTAATAATATCATGGTAAATAAAACAGAAGAAGATAGCACTCAAAAACAATGCAGTTGTGACAGTTGTATTGAGTGTAACTGCGATCCAAAGGTTTGCAGATGTAGTTGTCACACAAATGAGGAGAACTAATAATGAAAAAGAAGACTAAAATGTACGCAAAAGGTGGAGCTATGGCTAAGAAAAAAGGCACAAAAATGTATGCTAAAGGTGGAGCTATGGCTAAGAAAAGACCAATGAAGATGATGGCTAGAAAAGGTGGGACAGCTAGACGTAGATAATGTCTTATTTAATAAGTAATGTTCCACACTTTAGTTGTTGGGTGAGAAGGGAGTTCACTTGTAACCATCAAGATTATCACGGTGACTTCCTTCACGCTATGGTTTTTGCAGTAAACACAATACCTGACAGGTCTTTAAGTTTTCAGATTGTATTTACTGGTTGTGAAATTGACAGGGAAGATGGCCCTGAACAAAACATTCACGGTGGAGCTATGTGGGCAAGAATGCCAATACAGGCTCTAGTAGCAGATATACCACTTGAGGATTGGCCTGATCCTATGGAAGATCACATATGTCAACCTTGGGATTGTGAATCTAGACATCATAGCGTAATAGTGATGGATAGAGTTAGTTCATCTCCTTGGTTGTGTAAGATAGATGGTGAGTTTTATACAGGTAAATATATGTTTACCGTAGATTACACTGACCATGATATTGCTGATGATCCAGCACAACACAAACAGTCCCATGTTATTCAATTAATGGATGCAGGAAAATGGACAGGTAATATAGTAGCACTTCCTAATAATAGGGTTAGAGCAACTAGTCCTGCCTTGTGGAGAACAGGAGATGGTGTACCAGATTTTACTCCTTCTCAGTGGACACACTCAGCAGAATCGCATCAATCTTATCTAGATCCTTCTGTAACCTTTAATAATCTTTACTCAGATAAATAAGGAGATACTATGAGAAATATGACTGATGAAGGTCTTGATCTTATAAAGTTGTATGAGGGCTATAGCTCATCCCCATATCTGTGTCCTGCCCAACATTGGACAATCGGATATGGGGCTATCTGGGGTTTAGATGGTAAAAGAGTAACAGAAGATCATCCTGATATAAGTAAAGATCAAGCTGATCAATTACTAAGAAGGGATGTAAGAAAGTCACAAGTAGCAGTATTACGACTAATAAAAGTACCTTTAGAGGATGGACAGTTTGATTCGCTATGTTCATTCGTATTTAATTTAGGTAGTGGTTCTTTACAAAGCAGTACTCTAAGACGTAAAATAAACAGAGGAGATTATATTGGCGCAGCAGATGAGTTTCCTCGTTGGGTATTTGCAGGGGGAAGAAAGTTAAAAGGATTAATAAAGCGAAGAAAACATGAACGATTAATGTTTATAGGAGGATAACTTGGCAGCAAAGAAAAAATCTAAAAGTAAAGTAAATGAAGCAGGTAACTATACAAAACCTGCATTAAGAAAAAGAATATTTAATCGTATTAAAGCTGGTGGAAAGGGAGGAAGACCTGGACAATGGTCAGCAAGAAAAGCGCAGATGATGGCATCTGCCTATAAAAAAGCAGGAGGAGGATATAAAGGATAATGCCCCATTATACTAAACCATTAAAAAAAGTAATAGGAGGTCTTAAAAAAGCATCTAGACTTCATGCAGGACAAGCTAAAACTTTAACAAAAGTAATGAAAGACCAAAAGAAAGGATACAAGAAAAGTACCAAGAAAAAAAGGAGTAAGTAATGGCTAAGAAATTATCACCAAACCAAAAGAAAATAGCTAGAGTTGCACCACCTAGAAATAGAATAACTGGTGCAGACTTTAAAAAATTAAAGGGTAAGAAAAATGGCTCTAAAAAAATCTCAAAGAAGTCTTAAAAACTGGACTAGACAGAAGTGGAGAACCAAATCAGGTAAACCATCCACCCAAGGTTCAAAAGCTACTGGAGAAAGATACTTACCTTCCTCAGCCATAAAATCAATGAGTTCTGCTGAGTATGCTGCTACTACTAGAAAGAAGAGAAGAGATACCAAGAAAGGTAAGCAATTTTCTAAACAACCTAAAAGAATCGCTAAAAAGACTAAAAATTATAGGCGTTAGAAAAAAATGACCCTCTAGGATGAAGCAGAGAGGGTCTTAGAGATAGTCTTATGTAGATAGTGTCCAGATTATACCTACATCGACTGTAGCATAGCTTAAAATGCTTTATATGGGATTTAGCCTATTTTTACCATTTAAATGCTTTAATTGAGTCTTTATTATCTACAAGTTCACCAGTAAACCCTGCATCTACTAAACACATAGATTGTGTATCACTTGGTTTGACTATTGATGCGGTCCATGTCTGGGTATCAACATTCAAATGTATAAAAGTTACATGGCCTCTAGCTGATATTCCACGAAATATTAACTTTTCTTTGTGACCATCAACTACAACCCTCTTAAAATCTTGTATACTTCTACACCCCAGTTCTTGGGGTTTTTTTGTTTCTGCATTAACACCAGTAAATACTAATGCTATTGCTACAAATAATAATCCAAATAGTCCTAGTTTTGTTCTTACGTTCATAGTATCTCCTATCACACTAAAAATGTTCGTTTAAGATGATCTTCAACATATTGTATGGCTCTTTTTAAAGTTGGTACATCATCATCCATACCTCCTAAAGCTCTGTTACATTTATGACACAACCAACCTCTAAATGTATCTGTATCATGGCAATGATCTAGTACCCAAGATCCGTTTTTAGTATTACCCCTACCTTTAACGTGTTCAGCGTCACCATTACATATAGGACAAGTATATCCCTCTGGAGGCATACCATACTCTAGTCGTAACTTATTTCTTATTTTAGTTAATTCATTGTTGCAAGGTTTACACTCAGGTCTTAGATAGTTAGCACCCGAACTAAAAGTAAAGGAGGATAAAGGTAGATATGTATTACACTTTATACATACCTTACCTTCACCTGCCCCTAAGTCTTCATTTTCAGAACAAGTCTCTTCAAATAGACTATACTGCATATCTATTAATCCTTTTCAGATTAATAAAGTACCCTTTGTTGTATCCACGTTCCCACTCTTTATATCGAGAAGTTCCGTAAACATAAGGGTTAATGAAGTTCTCTTGGAACCCCACTATACCCTCCTTATATATTTTCTTTAGAGGATAAAAATCTCCACTAAAAAATCTTTTTCTTTTAAACGCCACAAACACCTCCTGAGTTAGTGATTTCGCAAATGTCATGTGTCTCAACGTGTTCATCAAACTCTGTTCCTAGTTTATCAACAGCTTCTGAGTAAGGTACTACAGATAGTGGTTGCCCACCTCTGCACCCATCAGGGTATGCTGTAAATCCTCGTAACCTATGAGCATAGGAAGCTAGAGTATCAGAAAAGTTTTTTACTGTATCTTCATTGTTATTCTTAGATCCCCAAGCAGGTAAATTAATTGTAGAACTAATGGACATATCAACGTAGTCTTGTACATCAGCTTGGAATTTAATCCTTCTCTCATAATCCTCTGCTAGGTCTAGTGCAGATTCAATACTCTCTGGATCTACACCATAAAGATCTATTAACTCTTGTGCTGCTGAGTCTACAACGTATTGATATTTCCAACGAGTACCACCAGTTAGATATCTACGTTTATATGCTACAGCGAATATAGGTTCTATGCCAGAAGAAGTACCGCTAAGAATACTAATAGACCCAGTTGGAGCAATAGCACGATTCGCCACTGGCCTAGAAACGGATAGTTCGTCTGCAAATTCTCTAGAAACTTTGTCGCTGATTCCTTTATACACAGATAACCATCTGTGAAGATTTGTGGTAACTTCATATTTCTCTCCCTGTTTAATTAACCACTCGTGCATACCCATCAGGCCAAGCCCTAACCGTCTGTTTTTCTCTCTTACTTGATAAACTTTCTGGTAAGGTAACTCAGCCCTCAAAGTACCACATATTAAAAATTTAGTAGCTAGTTCGACTACATGGGCCAATTCCCATATCGACTCAATACGCCCAAGGTTGATACTGCCCAAATTGCACACATCACTGTCATCAGAGCTACATACTTCAGTACAGGCGTTTCGTAAAGTTTCATTTTCGTTCTCCATAAAGTTAAAGCTAAATCCTGGTTCAGCAGAACGAAGTGCCTGTTTGACATTACTCAAGAACACTTCACCAACATCACCAGTGTTCCAGTAATTTACAAGCCAATCTGTATCATAGTTTACACTTATATTAGTCATATCAAGAGGGGCGCGAAAGTTAAAGTCTTGCTCTTTGATTTGTTTAAATGTAAAACCTGTAGTACCTACTGGCATTGTATCCCAATCCTTTGCTGTTAAAAAGCTAGGGATATCATTGTGCTTCCAATTTAAGGAAGCGTACATGGCAGATCTACGAGATCCACCTTGCATTACATTGGCTCCAATAGAATTAATCATCTGCATCTTAGGAATAGGACCAGATGCTAATCCACCAGAACCTCCAAGAGAACGTCCTGATTCTCTGTAAGTAGAATAGTCGATACCTATACCACCACCAGTCATCAGACATGATTCAGCTTTCCAACTAAGGTTAGCCCAATCTTCTCTTGTATCTTCTTCTGCTGACAATAGAAAGCAGTTATTGTAAAATCTCTTATCTCTTCCTGCATAGTATAAGTATCGACCACCAGGAACGAACTTGAGATCTGTTATGTACTCTTGTAGTTGTTTGCGTTCTTCTTTACGCATCAGAGCTTCTTCACCTGAACGTAAGTTACCACATACATCTTCTACAAGAACTCTAGACAACTGCTCCCAAGTATCACAACCTGTATGCGAATACTTTAAGTTGAAGATGTCTTCTGAGAATTTAGAACGAAACATTGGGTTCATGTTAGATTTAAAGTTAGTCATTTATTATCTCTACCTCTTCAATAGTAATTTCAAAATCCTCAAAGTAGTCTTCAAGAACAGTTTTAAAGTCTTTTGGCAAGGTCTGAAGAAGACCGTCAACCCCATCTACAGGTACATAATGACTATCTTCTTCTACTCTTACCTTTGCTGTTAAAGTTAAGCTAAACATTACAACCTAAACGAACGATGTAAAACAGTAGCCCTACTAAAACCACTATCTATTCTAGCTTGAGATAGTTTTTTAGCTGCCTCAACCATACTTTTTTCTGCTTCTTTATAAACTATTTGAGCAGCTTCATATGCATCTTGAGCATCGTATACATCTTTATACTTTAATTGATTTAATTCCTGTTGTTTGACTTTGATCTCTTCTTCAAGATCTTTAACTAGACTAGCTTCCATAGTTTACTCCTTTCTCAATTAAGTCCGACAAGTCGGGTTGTTTATGGTCAGCAGGTTTAACCAACTTACCATCCTCTCTAAAATGACCTTCTTTTACTTTGGTCATATTGTTATGGTGTACTCTTAAAAATGCTTCTGGTAAAAACTTTAACTCTTTATACCGTGAAGCAAAACCAAATACAACATATAATAGATCACACATTTCTTTCATAAGTTTTTCTGGATTAACTTTATCAGCATCAATCTCATCAACAAGTTCTTGAAACTCTTCTTCAATTAATCCTTGACACAAATCAAGCCGATCAAAGTTTTCCTTACTTACTTCTGTTAAAGAATTGCCTCTATTTTGGAGGTGGACTTTATCATATATTGCTGCATTTGTCAAGCAATTTGTTACCTCATCTTGAAAATTTTCTAAAGAACCTAGATAGTCTGCTTGTAATTGCAAAGGTATCATTCCTCCTGTAGTAAGTTTGTCTGCCACACTCTCATTATGTATATAACCATTTAAGTCTTCTGTAAGTGACACCATATTAACCTTCCTTTCTTCTTGGTTTTCTTCCTCTAGCTTGATCTAAAAGATCTTGCACATCTGAGGTATTCTTATAACGACTTACAGCAACTTCAGATATTAATCTATCTAAATACCATTTAGCTTTTTGCAAGTCTTCTTCAGGCTTACCTTTGTAATTAAAACGCCAAAGGTATTTCATTATATTTCCTTTTAAATAATCTTTAAAGTTATCTCCTGTAGTTGCTTTAATTGCATCAATACACTCTACCCCATGTTGATTATAGTGTGGAGGGTGATTAACCATATCTTCCATATTATCTCCTAGTGTTTTGTTGGTGGTAGTTTAGTATTTAAATAAATAACATTACCTTTTACTTCTATTTCACTAGGTTCTACAGCTTCTTCTACTGCATGACCTATTATATCTTGAACCATTTCCATTACAGCAGAACCAATGTCCTTTATCATTTCATGCTCTGTACTGTCTTTAACGCTTGGTGATGCAAAATCACCACAAGTTATTTGTATCTCTACACCATCATGCGTAACTAATATCATAAGACTGCAATCAGGTATATTAGCTATATGATTTATTTTTTGTTTATCTGACATGACATCTCCAAAAAGTCTTTAGCGTAGACAAGTGCTAGTGGTTCTTTGCGATTAGCTTTGATGATCACTAACGGTTTAGTATTCTTTGTAACATGACTTTCAGCTTGAGACATAATATCATATACAGCAAACTTTGCTCTAGATTTACACTCGACAGCCCAAGGCCACTTCTTTCTGGCAAGAGGGGATAAACTAATATCAGGGCCATTCACACCCATCGGAGTAGATTTGACATCGTCATCTTCTACACCTTTTAGTTTAGATAGTAGTATATCTCTTACCCATTGTTGTAATAACCTTCCTTTGTTTTTAGCTGACGCTGGTTTCATATCTATTAGCCATTTGTGTATAGTACTCATAGTTACCTGCTTTAGATACAGGATTCTTAACATATCTTAAACCCTTCCAACATGAAAACTTATAGTCACAAAACGTACATGGCATCTGTAGTTTACGATTACCAGTAGATTTCTTATAATAAGTTTCCAAAGTATCGTCATAAAGCCTCTCAAAATGAGCCTCTTCGGTAGTTTTAGAGATCTGTAGTGCTTTTTGTTCAATTAAATCAATGTAGTGGTCTTGATCTTCAGGATCAGCCTCGATTACTTTCATCTGACCTGTACCTTTATTAACTACGATCCAACCTCCTGCCTTTACACCTTCTGCTTTAGCATAACCAAACAACTGACAGCAATAACCAAAGTCATCCTGTCTTTTTAGCTGTTCGTAGGAAGCAAATCGCTTGTCATAAGACCATGAACTTGCACTTTTAATATCCCATACACTCTTATCCTCTAATTGTATAACTAAGTCCAATTCACCATACATATCACCTGACTTAGTTGGAAGTTTAACTTTCTTGTTCATATCAGTAATCTTTATACCTGCTGATAACAATAAAGCAACAGCTAGAACTTCAGTCATGTCACCATAAGCCATCATGATCTTAAAGTGATCTGGCTTTGGTGCTTCCTTCCAACCAAGTTTAGATGCCTGTAGCTGACACATAGGTTTACCAATCTGAGACATAGAAGGTAAACCATTACTACTACCTAGCTTCTTGTAGTTAAATCTAGATAACTTCTCATTGAACATCTGACTAGCTTCATAGATGATACTACGAGGGATCTCTGGAGTTCCTGCAAGAAACAGGTCTAGTTTAGATTGAAGATCAGTCATCTTCTTGAGCAGGGGTTATGTCTATAAATTCAGAACCAAGATTGGAACTACCCATATTTTCTCTCATTCGTTCTGTTACAGAATCATTCTCCTTCTTGATGGCTTCTTGGAACACTGCTAAAGTGTCCTTGTCATCCTGACTGATATCAATCTTAGAATCTAGCAAGGGCTTGTACTTTAAAACAAACCACTGATTAGATCCTCGCTTCTCAACACCATAAGAGAGTTCTAGATTGTAGTTGAAGTGTTGCCTATTCTGTTTAGCAAGTTCTCCTACAACTTTCCCAATCTCATAGAAGTTAGATGGGCCAAGACGCATACGAAATGGTATAGGATCAAACTCAACTGGGTCAGAACCTGCCTTGACTGCATCAGTCATGGTCATCATACCAAACAAATGTCTATACAATTTAACCTTACTGGCTCTTGCATAGGCAACTGGGTCTTCTGCCTTTAACTTCTCACGTTGCTTGGAAGGTATCCAACCACACTTGTTACCACCTTGCCAATCCAACGCCTTGTCACCAAACCTGACAAAGTGCTGAGACATATTAGTATACTCTTCCTCATCACTATCGAATACAGAAGTCTGCATAGTAGTAGCAAACACTCGTATCGACACATCTTTACCAAAGACTGTACTGTGATCTGGATGCTCCAACTTAATTGATGGAACAGGTACACTAGCCATATCATCCCCAAAGAATGCATCCCTGTTTATAGATGCTCTTGGAATTACTGGCCCTGTATCTTCTGGAACAACAAACAAATCTGTTGATTCCGTAAAGTCTAATTCAACTAACGACATACTATTCTCCTTTCAAAGTAGACTGATTGTATAACACATACTTTTGTAATTGTCAAGCACAATCTTGCTGTTCCATCCAGTTTTTTCCAATGGACATTTCAACTTCCAAAGGAATAAATTTATCTAGACCAAATCGTTTCTTAGCTTCATCTTGTGCTTTGACTAAACATATACTGGCAACCTGTTTGACTTCTTCAATCTCATCAGGATGACAATCTACCACAACAGAATCGTGTACTGTGTTGATAACTAGGCTTTTTAAATTACGTTCTCTTAGCTGTTTGTGCAACATAATTACGCCAAGAGGAACTATATCAGCAGTAGCTACTGACTGAACAGGGTAATTGACTATCTGTGTCTTAACAGATGCTTTCCCTTGCTTAGTACGATATACATTAGGGAACTTAAACTGCCTACCTGTAGCAGTAGTAATAGTTTCATTTTGTATAGCTTCATCTTGTAGTCTTTCATGCCAGTTGAATACCCCTGAGTATTTTCCAAAGAACTCTTGAAAGTATACTCTTTGGGCGAACGTACCTTGCGTTCCTCCGTAAAGAGGTCTGAACGTAGATGCCTTGGCAGCCCCTCTATCTGTTGGTTCACCGTTTTCAGTGAGTACTTTTGCCGTGTAAGAATGGACATCGAACCCCTCCTCTACTTCCTTTTTAATTGTCTCATCCTTGGCTAGGATACCTGCTATCCTAAACTCTAGCTGAGAATAATCTACTTCAAGCAACTGTCCATCCTTAAACCTACTCACAAACGCTTTTCTAACAGGAAACAACTTCCCTTTGGGCATATTCTGTAAATTAGGGTTACTACTACTCAATCTACCTGTAGCAGTAGTACACTGATTAAAGTTGGCATGAAGTATATTATCTGTACTATTAACCATGTTCTTGAATATTCCTTCTATAAAAGAACTTCTGTATGTATCAATAGCAGATAATCTTATTAGAGAGTTCAGAAACTTCTTGACTTCTGTATTACTCTGTCCTCTCTCTAGTTCTACAAGTGTATGCTTGTCTGTCTTGAATCCTCCTGCTGATGACAAAGCAAGTGTAGGATTAACTTTTAGTCCTGCAATCTCTCCCAGCTCTTTGTAGATAAATCCAGTACCTTCACAATGCACACACTTAGTTGTATTCTTATATGGTGTACCATCCTTCTTATACTTCTGTATTGTTCCCTGTCCATTACAAAACAAACAGCGTTTAGCTTGAGTCTTGAAAGTGGGAACAAAACATTCATCAATACATCTAACGAAACCTGACTCCATCATCTTAGGTCTACGCTTTGGTTTACCTCTAGCATCTACCCCAATGTTCATGACATCACGCCAAGTTTTTTTGTCTTTTAACTTGTATGAATAAATGACCTGAGACAACTGCTCTGGTGAACTAAGATTGATTGGTGTGTCACCTACCAGTTTCTTAACTGTACTATTAAGATACTCAGTCAACTCTGATTGTTCTACTTGGTAGTCATGGTCAACCTTATGCATCTCAGCAGTATCAATAGCCATACCTGCTCGTTCTATATCAGTAAGAACATCACAGAACTCACACATAAGATCTCGTATTGGTATCAAAGACATATTTTCTTTGCATCTAAACTTCTTCTCTTGCTTTTCAAATAACTCAGCAGTAGCCATAACGTCATGGTATAGATAATTTAGCTGATCTTCCTCAGACATATCACTGTAATTCAAACCCTCTTTGAATGCATCAGCAAGAGAGTCTTGCTTACGAGTAAGATCATACTTCTCTGCTAGTGCTTTTAAACCTAGCTTACCTCGTACTCCTTTGTTAAGTATATACTCATTAATCATAGTATCAATAATCTTTGATCTGCAATTTATTCCTGCTTCACGCAACCAAGCTACATCAAACTTAGCATTGTGCATTACAATATATGTAGCTTCATTTATAATTTTTTTTAACTCTGGAATATAGTGATCATCTGCTGGAAACTTTTTGATAAAAAAAGGAGAGCCATCACTATTCCATATAGGTGAACCATCTAAAGATCTATAAGTATATCCTATAGCTACTAGAGTATTCTCCTTGTTGTATGGTGATGGGTCTTTACGATCTTCACCCAAATCAACTTCAAGGTCTACAACTAACGCATAATCTTCCATCTTATTCTCCTGCAAATAGCATTATTAAAACTGTAACGAAACATATTCCT